AAAAAGAAAAAAAAGTAACAAAAAAAAAGAAAAAGCCTTAGATATAAATAAAGATATATATTATATTAATAACTCAAATAAGACTAAGTATATAAATAAACTAAACAGAAAAAAAATTAATAGTTCTACTTGTTTAGAAGAAGTAGAAAAAAATAAAAGTAACGAAAAAATCGAGATGAAAGATGGCAAAATCGAAAGTGGGATAGGCCCCCAAAACAGAAATAGTGATTACGAACACAGAAATGGCCCAAATTTCGACGAAAATGCTTCAAAGGTAAAATTACCCTCGGAAGAAAAAAAAATCGAAAAAAATGGGGTTAGAATTAAAAAAAAGGAAATGGAACTAATAAATCTCGTAAACCAGTATACCAAAAATACGGATTTAGTTCTATCAATCCTTGAATTCATAAGGATGCGAAGCGTTATTAAAAAGCCTTTGACTAAGCATGCGCTTGAGTTGTCTCTAAGAAAACTCGAATCCCTATCAACTGACGATGAAATAAAAAAACAAATAGTCGACAGGAGCATAGAAATGTGTTGGATGTCATTCTTCCCACTGTCCTCGCCCGATCGGAAAACAAAAGAAAATAATGGCCATAACGCCTATGTTATTGAATAACATTGAGTTTGAAAGGAGATAATTATGAGTTATTTGCCTAATCAATTTACGAAAGATTTCGTGAGAAAACTTGCACATATCGCAAAGAAAAACTTGAAAATTAAAGATGGCGATTATCAAAAAAATGAGATTTGGTACTGTGGGAAATGTAATATGCCAATGCAAATAAAATCTGGTGATGAATTACTTTGCATATCTTGTCACTGCGTTATTAACGAGATGAAAAAACACAAAGAAAAAATGCATTCTTACGATTACGAGGTCACAAAAGAAAATCTTGTCAAAAATGCATTCTACGATATTAATTTTAAATACGTAACTTTTGATAAAATACCAGAGAATGATCATAATGATGAAATTGTAGAATATGTACAAAATTTTGACAAAAATACAAGCAAAGGCCTACTCATAAATGGAAGTATTCGAAGTGGGAAAACGACCATTGCTCTATGTATCACAAATGCATTATTAAATAGGGGTTTTAAATGCAAGTATACTAATGCATTGAGATTACACAACGATTTTATAATAAGTAGAAATCAATTGCTTGATGATATCAGACAATTTGATTTAATCATAATAGATGACTTCTTAGATAGTCATGACTTGAGTAATAAATTTTTGATATCAAACATGTATCAAATTATTAACTCACGTTTTGAATCTAACCAACCTATGATAGTAGTAACTTCACTACCAAATGTTCAAATGCATTCTACAAATGATCTTTTAATCGCTAAGACATTTTCTAAAATTTTATTAACATGCAAAGAATTGATTTTTTCAAGGGAAAAGTAATAATATATATATTATTTTTATAGTGATTTGTATATAATATAAATATGGAAACATCACCAAAAATAACTATTAATCTGCTAAATAAACAAGCTAATAACGGCATTGTTTGGACTTGTAGTGGGAACAAAAGTTTTGGCAACCTTTCTCTACTTAGTAATGTGGAAAAGGTCGAAAACCAATTTATGGATCTATCTTTGAACCGAAGTGTTTTAGATGAAACACTCGATGATACCTATCAAAACGTTGCGTTTATGTCTGATTCACTATCAGATGAAAACTGTAATTTTCAAGACGTTTGGGTACATGGCGATCTACCTGTAATATCAGACTTCTATACACTAACTATTAAGTTCGGCCCTATATACCCCAAAAAAATAAGAATTGATTATTATAATGACTCTGTTTCATCTGAAATAATCGATAACATAGATTCCAGCACCGTGTATACAAAACAAGCTAAAAAATCAATATCCGCTATATCAATAAATTTTTTGGAATCTTATGAACCATTTAGCTATGCACACTTGCAAAATCTTTTGGTCGGTGGTATACTGGAAATTGACAGTGAAGAAATAACTGAAATGAGTATGATGGAATCAAGTAGCGAACTGTCTGAGGAACTAAAAATTAGTACCTTGACAGCTGAGGTCTATTTGGATGAGTCGTATAATAATATGTACACTTATGAACTGTTCTCATACTTTATTAGGTCCGGAACACCATCAAATGCACAGGTTAAAATAATAAATGATGGCGTTGAAATTGATTTGTTCCTAGGCAGATTCTATGTGAATAAAATATCATACGTTCGTGAAAATATGGTACGTATTGATCTGTTTTCATTACTTGGAGTAATGAGTAAGATAAATTATAATTCCTCTCCTCTATCAACTGGTAACTTATCTTTTTATGACTTCCTTTCTGATGTATTTGCAAAAACAGCAAATTATATGGGGTTAAATGCTCAGGATTTGTTCGAAATATATTCGCCCATTGAAAGAAATATACTTGATAAAGAAGTAAATGGTTTTATACCTGTAGGTACATGTCGTGACGCTCTTCAATGTATTCTGTTCGATAGCTCTCTGGGCGTTCTTGATACTAGAAGTTCAAAGCTTATTATTAAAAGTATCAATAGCCAATCACCACCTATTTCGATCGGCGCGAACTTTATACTTTCAGAACCTAAAATAGAAAATAAGCCACCTCTGAAACAAGTGAATCTAGAATATTTTGTGTACTCACTCAATGAAGATTCTTTTATATTTAGACTTCTTTCTTCTGGGCAATATCAGTTCCCAACACCAATTAATGTAAGTTCCATTAGATTTGAGCACCAACCTTCCGTTACTTTTAATTATACACTTATGGGTGCCATGGGTATTCAGATCGATTTTACCAGTGAACCTCTAGATGGCGTTTCGATTTATGCTGAAAAACTTATATCTGATAAATTTGATATGTATGCTCAATTTAATAACGAAGATTTTAATGGAAGAATTATATCAGTGGGCCCTGCTTATCTAGATTCAAGAAGTAATGAACATGATGAACCAGAGTATGCTATAAATCTAATAGAATACATTGACTCACATAAAGTTAAAATCGAATTTGAATATATTTGTCTTAATGCGAAACCTTCTGATATTGTTCAATTAATGTCTTCAGATGATTCTCAATTAGCTGTTGGGACTATCGTATACCAAAATATCGATGTCGCACGTGGTATGGTCACTAATTGCGAAATATTAACACGCGATTCTTGGAATCCTGATTAAGATCTATTGACTTTTTTATCTTTTTCATTCTACAATTGAGGTATGGCCTATTGTACGGGTCGTTATTGTTTTTAATCTATGATTATAATAACAACCACATTACCGGTGCGGTTGTTTTTTTTTGGTTCTATGATATAATTAAGGTATGGCTCATTATGCGAGTCGTTATATTTAGTTTTTGATATTAATTATAACAACCACATTGCAGGTGCGGTTGTTATTTTTGTATTCTTTTATTTGAAGTATTAATTGAATTATCTCAATCAATATGATCAAAATATCGAATATCAAATCAAACATTTTATCGCCTCCTTTCTTGCGATAAACCTTCTCAAAAAAGAAAAACGACCCGCACTTCAATAAACCATACCTTAAAGCATTATATTCCCCAACTGTTTGAAAATCTACTGCATTAATTATAGGTCTTGACAACTTTTTATATTTTGTGTTTAATATATTCTCATCTTATAAATATGTGCGATTTGCACTTGAAGGAGTTTTTATGATTAATAGACATTTTAAAAAAATGTTGAGCTGTATACTTGGGGTTGGAGCTTTGTTTTTCAATAGTAACGTTTCTTTCGCTGGTAATCTTGATCCTTTAAAGGAACATCCTGAATTAGTAAAAAAATATTTGGATCAAGAAATAGAATATAATAAAATTCACGATTTATCGTCGACTAATGTTTCGTACACTCGTAAGGAAGATTTTTTCTTGTATGATGAGCTAAGAACTATAACACTTCATAATGTGCATAGTGCTTTTGATTCGAATAAGGGAATTATTCCAAATTATCTTGAGGCTATTCAAAACACTATGGATATTCTTAGAAAATACGCTGAAGCTATTTATAGTGGAAATTATGAAATAAAAGGTAAGGACGAAGATGAACGTTTGCGAAATTTTTTAGCGGACGTAAGTGAAGAAATTTCAATTAAACCTTCCATTACAAGTTTAGGTAGGGGCCTTTATGGATATGGTAATTTCAAAAGTCACCACGCTATTGATATTGCAAATGCTGTAGTAGCTTCAATGTTTACCGTCTCAATGGCACTTGAACGAAGTTATTGGGGAGTTGCTTGGGATATTTTTGATATTATATCATTGGTTGTAATGTTCGTACCGTTCGGTTGCGCATCTGGTGGGGCAACTCGTTGCGCTACGAGTGCTACTAAATCCTTTTGGGCAAAAAATGGTACAACGTTTGTTTCAAAAAAAACTGCTGAGAAATTAGGGTATAATAATATTCGCACATTTGGTGGTAAATTAGTAAATGGTGCTTATAAAATCGCTCCTGAAGTTTTGGAGGCTCTTGGCTCATGGCTTAAATCTATTGGTGTTAAATGCCCATCACTTGCTATGAAGAAAGGTGCTGTTTTGGCCACTAGTATTGCCGGGCGACAAATACTTACTGGTGTAAAAGATAATATAATCTGGGGCCTTGCAAAAAATTCAAAAAATTCACTTAATTCTGATGGTAATTTTGATTTGAGTGTTCAACTTACTAAGCAAAGAGTTGATTGTACCGAACAAGCCCTTAGAGACTTATATTCACAAATAATAGATGAAACTGATAAAGTATTAGATGCTAATGTTTTGGTGTGCGCAATTGATAGAAGAAATTTAAATACTTGGATCCCTGGATTGGCCCTTGCTAATAGGTTTAGTGAGCCTCAGCAATCTTTCCTCTATTTCCATAAAATCCCTAATGCTATGAGCCCAACAGTCAGAAATAGTGGGGAACGTTATCGTGAAACTATAATGCAACTGAAAGACGCTTTAACTATTTCTAAAAGATTTGCAAAAAACATGAAAGATGATATAAATAATATTAAGGAGTTGCCACATGACTAATGGACTTATGTGTTATTTAATTGGTTCTGGTTTATTTCTTTCATCTATTGGTGTTTATGTGTATAAAGATGTTAATTCACCTCGGACGGTATATCATAGACAAAGGTATGAAAGACACACGAAATGGCTAACTGAAGTCCTTAGAGACCCTAATAGGGAATATGGTGAATATCAAGCTCTAGTTTTGTTGGACGCGACAAAAGAAGAATTGGCGATATATGAAAAAATCTGTTCGTTAATAATTGATAATAATCCAAAATTAAATGAAATAGAAAAAACGGACTATTTGCGCTCAATTCAAAGAATCATCTCTACTATGCCTTATGATTGTAAAATCCCCAGGTCTAGTCTAAATGATGAAGATTTTACTCTAAGTAGTGAACGAAAAAGAATTAAAAAAGAAATTAAAGAATTTATGGTATCTCATGGGATGAAATTTAGACATGATATGACTATGAATATTCAATATTATGAACTTGATAAATTAACAATTGACAGGGTAAATGAATTTATAGAATTTTATGAAGACCTTAATGGACCGGATGACTGGATGCCATCGTACAACCGCTCGGCATAAAAAATTCCCACGCAAGAAAGCGTGGGACTAATTTATTTTTTACTACTTATTATTTCTTTATATTGTTTCTCCGTAATAAAACCTCTTGTCTTTGCTAGCTCTAACTGTTTTTCATTCCACAGCCCTCTATCAAAGTTCTTCTTTATTAGTTCATATGTCATATAATACCTCCTATTACCCTTTATACTATATATTATACCACTTTCAATTAATTTGTCAATAGTTTATTATGAAATAAGCAGGGTGTCCGAGGCGGTTAGTCACTCTCCTTTTAAAGGAGGTGATTTTATGAATATAGATTTATTAATTATTTTTTTTATATTGATAATTATCTATAAGATAATAAAAAAATAACTGCCTATAGTTAGAGAATAGACAGTTAATTTCATTCTTACACTATACGGACTAACCGCTTTTGCGGTATCCTGCTATTATTATACCTCTTTTTTAATTTTTGTCAATAGTTTATTATGTCTTTAGCGTAGTCTGAAAGTACGGGTTCATTGCTTCTAATCCTTACGGGTATCGTATGAGGTTGGGGGTGATAGAATGTTGGAATTTATTATTCTTTTGATTGATTTGATTTCTTTGATCTTTCAGTTGTTAGAGTATAAAAAAAACAACCGTGCTGATGACACGGTTATTATTGTAATTATCAATTATAAGCAATAGCCCGTCAAGTGGACTACGCTACTATTATACCTCTTTTTTAATTTTTGTCAACTTGCAAATCTTGTAATTGCTTGCACTGTTTGTTCTACCTGAAAAAAATCATCTTCAAAACGTCTAGATATATGTGCATGTTCACTAATTTGCATCCTTACTATCTCACCACTATTAAATTGAATTGGATAATAGTCAAGAATACTTGTTTCTTCGCCCTCATAAGATATTTCGGCACCTTCGAGCCAATATCCAATTGAAGATACTAAATTAATTGCATCTAATTTCGGCTCATTTCCTACAAATAAACCACGATAATAAAAAATAATATCTACAATGCACTCAATCTCACCACACACTAAAGTCTTTATTGATGACGAATTAACAGATAATAATACACTCATACCGGTTTTGCGTTCGTTGGTTTCACATAACATTACGCCACCAGTTTGTTTAATTTGTTCTGGTATAAATGGACATTCGTTTATAAGATCTAAAATTCGTGAATATATCACATAAATAGGGCTATTTATCATCATACTTCCTCCTGAAGCTCCCTAATCCATTTTTGTTTATTATCATCCACACACCTCTTTACCCACAAAGCACCTGCTTTTGGATTTTTGCTACGGTTATAGTTTAAATTTCGATTGGTAAGATATTTTCTTTCACCTCTCCTCGCCCAAGCCCTTCCGTCTCTAGTTAACATTAATTTGCCATACCATTGATATCTTGCATATGGTGTTTCATATATTATGTATCTTGAATCTTTTGTTATATATCCACTCGCTTCAAGACGACCAGTGTCTCGTGGTACATAGATTCTTGAATCATTTAGTACTTTATTTGCGAGTGACTTCCTCATTTGATTTGATATATTTCTTATAACTGTACTATATACAACTTGTCTCATATTTTACCTCGTTGGTTTTTTTGAAACCATACTACAAGACAATCCCCTTATTATTCGTTCCTCTCCATTTACATATTCGATTATATCTCTTACCTTTGAAATATACCCCTTATACGTATCAAATCCTGTATTTGTAGGTATTGTTATCATATGAAACTCTTTCTTTTCAGTCAATTTTTGAAAAAGCCTATCATATTGTTCCATATCATAAAAAGTACCAAATGTCAGTTCATAATTAAAATAAATGCCGAGTATCTCACGCCTTAAATCACCGTCAATTGTCCTTAGCGCATATTTATCTAATACATCAGCATGCCTCGTAATTTGTACAAGACCAACTCCAAAAGGTTCCCCATCTATCAATAATGTATCATTACCATTTATAAATTGCGCCATTAATTAATCACCTCAATTATATTAATTTTATCATCGATTTACCAACACGTTCTTTTTCATCATCAAGTTCCAAGTTTAGTCTTCTTATAAGTTCGCCCATTGCACCTGATGCACGAATGTTTACGGTAGTACCAGAATCTAACCCAGTTTCATAGATCGCTGTTTTAAACGCTTGTACCATTGTTGATAAAGGCGTTTCAATATTTGTTTGTCCTCGTGGTTGATCATTTAGAAAAGCTAAGAATGGGTCCCCACCATTTAAAACCGCTCCTTGTGCAAGCCCAGGTATCTTACCTTTGAAATTAGGTGAAAGATTCGATAAATTGGGTGCTATGAACCCTAATCCTTCTTTTAATTGCCCAAATGCCCAACCTATTCCATCAACAAGAAACTGTATGAACTTTTTTAGTGGCTCCATCCATTCCCCAATTTTCTTTTTTACATTATCAAAAAAATCTTGAAGCCTAGGCCCCCAATAATTTGCTATTTCTTTGCACCATTTTACAATATCTTCAAAATGCAAAACAATTAATGCTAAAGCGCCAGCGGCTAATGAGATCCATCCTGTTGGGCTTACCATTGCAGTACCAATTGAGACTAAATTAGATATGTTTTTTATGATTTTATACGTTGCAATTGCTACTCCAATCCCTATAACAACGTCCCTTATAATAGTCAAGGCCCTTGACAAGTTTTGCATTTTTTCATCATCGTAATTTATTTTAAAGTCGAGTGTTGGTAACTGAAGACCATTAATATCTTGTTTGAGTGCATCTTCATCTATAGTAAAATCTAGTGGTGGCATTTCCATTTGACTAAGTGCATTCGTTATTTGAGATTCTACAGACTCTTCATCAATCTCCGGTTCTAAATTAACCTCCATATCTTTAATGTCATCAAGGCCATTAACGTTCACATCAATTGAAGGATCATTAGCTAAAGCTTCAAGTGCTTTCAAACTGTCTTCTTTTAATACTTCTAATTTATCAAAACTTGCTAATAATTCTCTAGTCTGTTTTACCTCTTTTTTTGTTTTTTTAACATTATCTTTTATTCTTTTTGTCTGTTTTGCTGGCTTTTCAAGGTTAAACATACTCTTTTTTGGGCTTGCAATCTTATAAAAATCTTGTACTGTTTTTTGTGCTTCTTTTACACTTTCAATCGGTTTTATAAGTTCTCCACCAGCTAAAAAGTTAATTAGTTTAATAATAAGGTTTGTAATCCAAATAAGTCCACGCCCTAGCGCCCTGATCCATGGAAGTATAACCTGGAATATTGGTGCAAATGCTCGTATAAGATTTGCCTTTACTATCAATAATGTACTTGCAAATTTTGTATCACGCTTTATTAAATTTCCAAGTAATGTCGATATCCCCCGAAAAGATCGTGAAATAATATTAAATACAAATGCGCTTTTAAGTAATGAAAAAATACGCCGCCCCCATGCGCTAGTTAGTGCCGATGCAGTCTTTAAAGAAGTTATGGCGCTATCAATCCCTTTTTTAAAGCCACTTGAAAGTTCAATTTTTGTTTTATGTATCTCTTCTCTTAAAATAATATCTGTTTTTATTAATTCTTGATAACGTCCCTTCGCTTCTTCAAGACTTTTTACTAACTTAGAATATTCAGGGGTATCTTTTAAATTGGCATTTACTTGTGACATTACTTTTTGTATATCATTGATAGAGCTAAGAGCTTCTTGAATATTCTTATTATTAAATTGTAATTCGATTTTTTTGTCAGCAAGTTTGTTTATTAAATTCTGATATTTTTTTTCTGCCTCATTTGACTCAATATCAATTCCAATTACAATTTTGTCACTCATTTAAAATACTCCATCATCTCTTTTTCAATTTTTGTTAGTTCATTTTTATGTGCGTGGTAATACTTTCTCTTGCTCTCTTTAACCTTTTCAGGGTGTTTTTGTTCATATCTTTTGTTACGTTCTCTTTTGTCTTCTAATATTTTTTCATATTTTGTTGGGTTAACAACCTTTAAAAAGTTCATGTTACTTTTATAATTATTCCATGGGAATCCTATACATTTCCAATGTTTCTTATCAAAAAAAGATGACTGCATCTCTTTTATTGTCATATAAGCCTCAAATTAGGGAAAATTTAAAAATAGCCGCAAAACGCGGCTATCTTTTTATCTTATTCAATTAAGACCCAGCGATGACTTTAACTGTATATGCTTTAGTAGTTACAGAATCAACTTCATTTACAGTTTGTTTGAAAGCAAGATTATAAGTATTATCGGCAGTTAAACCACCAAGTGACATAGTCCAAGTGCCATTTGCACTAACGGTTGCAGTGTTTCCGGTTAATGTTGTGCCACTTTCCGTGAGTGCTGTGATCGTCCCATTAGGAATCCCTCCAGAACCTGTTATCACTAAACTATTAGTTGATAATGTAGCACTAACTCCTGGATAATATCCTGCCTGCGATACACCACCAATAGTCTTAATGTAGGGTATCTTCGTATTTGCTGGTGTCCATGAATAAGTTGTTATATTACCGGTATTTGTAACTGTTACATATCCTACCTCGCCTTCACCTTCTCCATTTATAGTCATAGAAGCTTGCAAACCATTATCGTCAGCTGCTCCTCCAATTGAACTTAAATAAACAGTTGCATCACGTCTAACACCAATAAATTGATTATTCGTGTTAAAAATAGTTTCATCTTTATTGAATCTTATATATTCAGTTCTATTGTCTGCTCCAACCGGCATTGTACGCAACATTATATTATAGTAATCTTGAATCCTGTTGTCTTTCTGATATAACATATTAAGTTCCATTGATATGTTATATGCTTTAAGCGTTGTGGTTGTAGTAGTTTCACAAATATAATGTAATTCCTCAGTGTCTGGGTCGAAAGACTCTTCAAGTTCCTCAGTGTTACAAATAAGTGCCCAAACTCTATCATTATCATCCTTTGAAAATGGCATTGAAACATTTAATAAATGCCCAAGTATTGCACGTGATTCTGGTTGTACTCCCATTAGAAACCTCCTAAAATTAAATAATACTGCATAAGCAGCACTTTGAATTTGACATAACCTTAGATGTTAAATTGTATACTATTCCATTTACTAGTTGTGGCCTTAAATATTCATGTATAGTATCTAATAGAAAACGCTTGAATTCTACAGGATCAGTAAACTTTTTTATTATACCTTCAGAATATCCATAACGTATTTCTGCAAGCCCAGATCTTTCAAATAAAATATTTCCATTTGATTTGCCAGAAACAACATTTGTGATATTGTTATAGATCTGGTCAAAATCATAATACTTTTCGCTCAAATCACACGCGCATCTTTTAACAACGTCAATAATCTGCAAAGGATAATTATTAATAGTGCTATCAGATATTCTAAGCATCGTAGCATCTGAAATTAAACTGCAAGCTTTTGGGGCTTGTTTTGCAAATTGTTCTTGTGTTAATTTATCCCCTTTATACGTTTCAGTATAATATTCATAAGTTATAAACATTTTAAACACCAACCCTATAAAATCCAGCAATGTTAAATACACAACTACTATTTGAAAAATCGGAACAATTGATAAATGATTTGCCATTATTATTCATAAATTCAATTCGTTCACCAACAATGCGTGCCCCAATATTATTTGTAAAATCAGCACTGCTTGAATACATACAGCAAACACTAAGTGGCCAATTTATTCCACCTTCAGAATATGCGTTATATGGTAAACTACTCAGCCCCATATAATCATTTCCAGGTGTTGTGACATTGTATGAAACATTAATGCTAATGTAGCACATATCACCAAATACCATATACCAACAAGATGAAAAATTTGTTGTATATGTTGGGTTATTCGCTGTCCCGCTAGTAACAAAACCAATTAAATTAGGAACAAATGTGTTCTCTGACATAAGTGACTGTGAGGTGATATTCACTTTGTTATTACTGTCTGGTTGCAGCGATGCCCCATTTACCTTTATACCTTGAATACCACATGTACCTTGAAGTACCCTTGTTACTGCTTCATCATATTCTTGTCCAGAATGTGATGATTGATATTGTGCCATAATTACTCCAATTGTAAAAAAAATTAAAGTTTTTTATAATAGTCTCGGCGTGATTTGTTCGTTGGGTTCATCGTACTTTCCCCTGTATGTTTAAGGAGAAAGTGAGGTGATTTAGTTGCTTAATATTTTACTATTAATTTTGAATATAATCTTTAGATTTATTCAAATCATAGAAAAAATAAAGCGTCCCCCCACGAAAACGGCGTGGGAGTCGTAAATAAAATGCTCAATATTTTACGATGAACTCGCTTACGAGTCATGCCACTATTATACCACAAACTATAAATCCGTCAATATATTGTTTGAACATTTATAGTGCTCTATAATAGTCTCAGCGTGTTTGTGGTATGCACGGGTTCATTTCTCCCACTCTAGCTTGTTTGGCTAGTGAAAGGAGGGATGTTTATGAGTAATAAGATTATTCAAATATTGAATATCATTTTATTGATATTGCAAATTCTGAGTTTCTTTAGAACTCATCATAAAAACTACCGTGCTCAAATCACGGTAGTAATTATCAAAATACAAATTTAGTAATGAACCCGTGCTCCACAGGCGCGCTACTATTATACCTCAAACTATAAATTTGTCAATATATTGTTAAATAGGATATTTTTCGAAAAGCTTCAACCAGGCATTATCTGTTTTGCCAATTGTCTCAGCCACTAATTAACACCTCCTTCACTGTGCCACGTCTGTCACTAACCACAGGGCCAAGAGAGTGTTTTGCATATACTGTTTCAATTTTGAAACTCTTGTATAGCTCTCGAATCTCTTCGCAGTCACTATTTGATTGCAAGAAATGTATGCCCTGCTCACGCAATTTGGCACATTCATCACGTAATCGTACTTGCTCGTCGTATCCGAAACCGCATTGCGTATAGCCAGTATATGCATGCATATATGGCGGGTCTAAATACACAAATGCCCCTTTAGGTAGGTCTATTAAGCAATCCGCAAAATCACCCTCGCACATTTCGATATTTGCATTGCAAAAATATCCATGCAGTGCGCGAATGCCAACTTCGTTTACAATATTAGGATGTTTATATCGAGCATATGAATTATTAAACTGTCCAGCAGAATTCACTTTAAACTTCCCGCTGTAACAAGTCTTGTTTAGGTAAATCATGCGTGCAGCACGCTTGACATCTGACAAATTTTTAAACTCGGGCGTTCTATCTATACCTCGAACAAAGTAGAACCATTCGCTACCAGATTCGTCATTTTTCTTTTCATGATTCTTGAGTTCTTCTATTAAAGCATCTGGGTTGTCTCTGACAACCCTATATACATTAATCAGCTCTTTGTTATAATCGTTGATTCGTGCATATTGAGGTTGCATGCCAAATACGACCGCACCACCACCAACAAACGGCTCGACATAATAGGAAATTATTTTTGGTAGTCTTTTCTCTATTTCTTTCAGAAGTTGTCGTTTCCCGCCTACCCACGTTAGAATAGGTCGTACAAGTTTTTCCCCCAAAATGCGCGTCTCCTATCTTTGGTCAACGTTTGATGTCTTAGCATGTTTTGTCGCATATTCTTTCGCAGCCAATCGCAAGAATGCAGAAAAAGAGCACAAAAATAACAGCCACACTACCGATGTGGTTGTTATTATTATAATAAAAGAATAATCATAGCGGCCCATTCAAAGCCGTGTCTCTATTACATCACAAACTATAAATCTTTCAATATATTGTTAAATAGTTTATAGTTTTTTATAATATTAACGGCAGGATGTCCCAAGGCGGTTAGTCACTCTCCTTTTAAAGGAGGTGATGATTATGACAGCAGATTTACTGTTGATATTTTTAATTTTATTAATAATACTTTTGCTGCTAAGAAAATAACCGCTGCTTGTGGAAGAAGCAAGCGATTATAAAACAATCAAATGCTGAATCTATGTGGACTAACCGCTATAGCGGTTATCCTGCCTTTATTATACCTCAAACTACAAATCCGTCAAGGTTAATCTAACGTCACGGAAATATTCACATTAGATGTTGCTACCTGGACATCATCGCGTTTGTAGATCGTGCCATTTGAGTTATAAACAGTGTACATATAATTTTGATTTGGCTGCGAAACAAATTCTACAATACCGCTTGAATTTGTTTTGGCACTCATTCCACCAAACTTCACTTTTATATTTTCGACCGGCGCTGAAGTAGAATCAACAACAGTGAACGTCACAGTGTAAGTTGTGGTTTGTGGGTTTGCAGCAATAATAGCGAACGGGAACCTTGAACCAGTCTGATTTAAAATATTAATCGGGTTTGGAATAGCAAATCCAATTCTCCATTTAGCACGCATAACCTGACTGTCTTCATCAAACATGCTGTGTAAACCATCAGTCATATTAGTCGCAGCATCTGCTGAAATCCTAACTGACATATCTTCCCTTACAGAATACAACGCCTGTTGGAAGTCACCTACTATCAAAAGTGCTCTTGAATCATCCCATGCACCATTGTCCAGATAATATTTGTCGAGTGCCTCAATGAACGGAAACCATATTGGCTGTCCAATAGTGTCAACATTCATCCTAAATTTTGCTTTCATCCCCACACCCGCTACCAATGCGGTGGGGTTGTATCCTGACTGCTCTACTAAACTCAGTGCATTATTTATATCATTATTTATATTTGTCGTCTGCTGCACAACCGCGCCTGCCTGATAACAGGCGGTAACAATATCAGATCTAAACCTTCTTGGTTTATCAATTCCCATAAATACAGCCTGGTCAAACGCCTTGCCATATACTTCAGAAAGTCTAGGTAATATCTCGCCCCACATATCGTACGCAGCATCCTCTCGTACATTATCAGGAATAATTACACGTGCTGCATATTCTTCAGCGTACATCTCAACCATTTCCCACGCCTGCGAGGTTAATGGTTTTATCGCATTGTCTGAATTAAGCCATCCACCTTGTGGTAACATTGAAAGCGCTGGCATTAAAAGCTCGTCACGAAGCATATTACGAGTACGTCTAAATATACGAAGTGCTACAGAATATCTAAGGGCACCTTGTATAATTTCTCGCGATATTTCTGGGGGTATCAACGCCTGTGCTGAAGTTCTAGTAATATAATCTGCCATAGTATTTCTCCTTAAAATTTATTTATTTTCCCACGGAAAAAATCGTTCATTCGTGCATGTGAAGACACCGAAACCTGATTATTTTCAAAAGTTGGTGCCGTATTTATCATTGGTCCTTTAGGGCTATTCCTTAAAAACTGCGGATGTGTCTTTTTATATTTTTCAAGTGCATCATCAAAACTCGCTCCATCTTTTAATGTCCGAGTAATATCGTGCACTATAAAATCTACAAATTGATCATCAAATCCACTTGATAATACATTGAATTTTCTACCGTTATTCTTTTGCGTTTCTAATTCTTTTATAGCATTTGCTCTACTTTTCAATTTTTCTTTTATTTCTTCAAAGGAATGCTCACCTAAGTCTTTCAAAATGCGTCTTTCAGTATTTCTAATTATCCTTTCTTCTCTCGCTTTCCTATAATCAAATTTTGCTTCTTCAATAGGTTCTGATACATTTGCAGTTTCTTCGTCACTATTCTCAGATTCTAACTGCTGTGTTACTATTTCATTGCTCATATATACCTCCAAGCTTTTTTAAGGGTTAGCTCCCTAATTACTGTTTTTTGGGTCAGTTCCCTAAGAGCCGTTGTTAACGGGGTTCAGCGCCCCATATGCCTTAGACTTGTGATTTCCCAGTGCGGTAACACACTCAGATATTCACGCCACAAATTAATAATAAAAATATTATTTGGGAATGCATTTTTGAATGTTTCTAAATCAGTAAATGCATAATTTGAAAAATCACCAAGTGCAACAAAATCACGCTGTGTCTGGAATGTAAATGCGTTTGTTTTGTCACTAAGTGTTGCAAACTCGTTTGGCAAATAAAAATTTTTACCATCTAAAGTTTGTTTCATATCATTTACTACTTTGAATTTGATTAAAACAATAAGATGGTCGATAGATTCGTCAAATCCAAGTGTACGCTCATTAGCATATGATTGTTGGTATTCTACATTATTTAAAACTTCACTGTGATATTGTTGGGAAGAATCAATAAAGTTAAATATTGTGATTTTTTGGCTATATAACATTATCTAATAACCAACATTTGAATATGTAAATTTACGGTTGGGACTTCATCAAAACAAGTAGCGGTAATTTCATTAGCAGCCGTCGTGATTTTACTAACATTTCCCCAACTACTAAGTTCTTGAGCTGCTGTAGAAGAGGAATTTGACAATACAATATCCGTAATCGGTGTGTCTGTAGCCAATATCCCAGAAACTGATACCGTTTGAGTATAGGGTGCATTTGCGGACCAACTATTGGAATAAAATGTTGCAGTATACGTATTTTTGGTTGCAACGCTGGGTTTGTTTAATAAATCGTTATATGAACCAGTGGTAGCAACAGTTGCCAGACTGCTTGAATCAGCTTTATTGTTTAAATATAGTGTTACTGCATTTTGTGACATAACATTTGCAGTTGAAGTACCAGTTGCTTGGACAACTGACGGGACCGTTGGTGTGCCTGATAAATCGGAATATGCTCCGGTAGTTGCGACCGTTGCCAAACTACTAGTATCCGCCTTAGCACCAAGTGCAACTGTGACTGCGTTTTGTGACATAACACTTGTTGTCGAAGTACCAGTATTTTGGGTAACTGATGGTACTGTTGGTGCGCCAGTCAAATCTGCATACGCACCAGTAGTAGCAACTGTTGCTAAATTTGGTTTTCCATTTAGATCCGAATAAGCTCCTGTAGTTGCAACAGCAGACAAATTCGGCCTTCCAGACAAATCAGAATATGCACCAGTAGTTGCAACCTGGCTCAGATCGCTAGTGTCAGCTTTTTGTGCAAGAGATGTTGTAATAGCATTTTGTGACATAGTACTCGTTGTAGAAGTTCCAGTGGTCTGCAAAAGTGTTGGCACTACTACATTGACTTTGTTCCCACTATCAGGTGTTAAATCCGTCCCATTCACCTTCACGCCCTGAATACCAGCGGTTCCGTTTAATACTGAAGTTACTGCATCGTCTATATTTACACCTGAGTGTACTGATTGATAATCTGCCATATTTTTTCTCCTTTTTAATTTTTACTTAGAACTTTGAAAATTTGGTCTTCCGATGTAATAAACTTTGAAAATAAATCGCCATCTTCTACTAAAAAATTATCATAAGTTGACATTAGATTTAGAAATCCATACTTGAGGATTGCTTCTAGTCTAGATTGTGGTACCAAATCTGATAAGAAATCTCGAGTTGGTTTGAATGCACCTTCTTTTAAAAAAGGTTTCAACCAGTCTGGTGTGTTTGGGTCCATATATATCACCTCCCTTTAATTAGGCAAAGCTTGGATTTTAGAAGAATACTCACTCCAAGCTGTTTGATAAGCTGAAACACTTGAGGCTGGTACATAAATTACTAATGCTGTTGAGGTAGCATAAAACGCACTAGTACCCAAGGTAGGTGGCGTTGGGTTTAGTACTATAACATTTCTAAGGTATTGGCAAAAATAAAATGCATAGTTTCCTATTTCTGTAACAGAACTTGGAATTGTTATGCTTTTTAAATCAGAACAATATCCAAACGCATATCTACGAATTGTTGTAATATTTCCTAAAGAATTTGTGCTTATTGTTTTTATACTCCCTTGTATAAAACCCAATACATTACTATTAAGATCATTTTTATATGTTTTAAAAGCTTGAGATATAATCCCTCACCTCCTTCATTTTAAGATATAGCTTGGATTTTAGAAGAATAAGCACTCCAAGCTGTTTGATAAGCTGAAACGCTCTCGGCCGGTACATATATCACTAAATTTGCTGAGGTCGAATGAAACGCCTCAGCACCCAAGGTAGGTGGCGTTGGGTTTAGTACTTTGACACTTGATAAAGATGTGCATTTGTCAAATGCCCAATAATCTATTGATGTAACAGAACTTGGAATTTCTATGCTTGTAAATAATTCACAAGAATAAAATGCATTAGGTCCGATTTTTGTTAAAGAACTTGGAAGTTCTATATTTGTAAGTGATGTGCAAGCAGAAAATGCGCTACCCTCTATTGATGTGACAGAACTTGGAATTTCTATAGATGTAAGTGATGAACAACCCTCAAACACCGAAGCCCATATCGTGGTCAAAGAACTTGGGAGTTTTACATTTGTAAGTGATATACAATCTTGGAACATAGCGTATTCTAATGCTGTTATACCGCTTGGTATTTCTATACTTGTAAGTGACTTACAATTATAAAATGCGCGGTTTTCTATTGATGTAACAGTATTAGGTATTTCTATAGTTGCAAGTGATTCACAATTATAAAATGCTTGCACATTTATTGCCGTCACAGTATTTGGTATTTTTATACTTTTAATTGACTTACAATTATAAAACGCCATGCCTTTAATTGAACGAGTTCCAAATGGAATATCAATAGAAGTAATTGAGCCATCAACTAACGATCGAAAAACATCATAATTTTGCTTTTTTTGGTTAAGCAATATTGAATTGCTCATATTATTCCCCTTGAAATAAAATATGTATGGTGTGGCTTTATACCACACCATTAAAACGTACGAAAATTAAGGAAACAAAAAAAATAATGGATGATGAAGGAAACGAATAAAAAGAAATAAGCGGTGAATCTTCCGAATTATATAAATCCGGAAGTATTATTATTACTTTTAGTATTTAAATCACCATATTTATTATTACTTTTATCAACTATTTTTTGCCTTGCAACATCAATAGGTTCATTATACCAAATAGACCTATATTCTGCGAGTGACATGGCGCCCATCTCAACGTCTTTTCTATCTTGTTCGCGCCTTGAACTACTAGATTCGATAACGCTGTCATCAAAATCAACAATCACTTCACCATCAATATTCTCACCGAGAAATGTTTTAGAAATATATTGCATTGCATGTGCAACTGCAATAAAAGCACGAGATAATACTATCTCATGTTTATGAATAGTATTATATATTTCCGTATTTGAAGCTATGACTTCGGTGGCGGTTTTCATTACAGAACCATTTTCAAATTTATAAAAATCCGTGCCAAATCCGAGTTTAAAAGATAAAATCTCTAAATTAGTTTGTATTGCAAGCCTTAGTTCATTGACTCTAAGATCACCATTTACTTCCTGAACATACTTGCCAGCTTTCGAATCACCTAAATTATTATCTAATAAGTAAAAGATAACATCATTTGGGTCAAAACTATGTTGTAAATTCCCAACGCTGTTTACTCTTAATGCATCTGACGAAACAAATAATCTTTTACGTCCGTTTTGTATCTCAGACACAAAAGAGTCGTACATGATATCTAAAGATTTAATAACATCTAAAGAATTAAAATATATAGGGAGCCCAAAAGGTGAATTCATATCAAGGTTATTAACTAAATTCGGCTTAATAATTGCAAACCAAGGTATATTCGATCCAGTTTCAACTGTAAGTGGCAAATTATCAAGCTCAGATGGGGTCATTTCACCATCAGGTGCCACAAAATAACGATAATTATATATGACATAATTATCATTTTCGTCTTTTCTATGGACTTGAATATAACGTATTTTTTCGCCCCTTAGATCAAACGTGTCAGAAATAAATGCTGCTTCTTGTATATCATCAGCATCATATGATAATGGAATAACATTATCAGCACTTACAAACTGAATTTTAATTCCAATCTTAGGATCTATTGAAAGTACATAAGCACCAAAACCTAGTGCAAATGTTTTTTCAATACTTTGATTTGCTAAAAAATGGAAATTATTTCTTTTAAGTAATTCGTTCAATTTTTTTGAAGAATTTTCATTAGGTATCGAAAACGCTACTTTTTCATTGCACAAAAGATCAGCAAAATTTTCACATATCTTTTTAGGTAGCCCCATTGAAAAGCGTCTACATAATATTTTTTGATCACCATTAAATATATAGTAGCGGTGAAATGTTTCCACTATACCATAGTACCAAGCAATATAGTTTTTGATTACACCAGTGTGATTAATATAAGCATCTATATTGTAACCTATTTGTTCAAATATATTCTTAAGTTTGATATTAATCACCACCCCAGCGTATATGAATACTTTTCATATAGATATATATGGTAAAAATATATATTTAGTAAATTAATATCAATTATTTTTGCAATAAAAGGTTGTGTTTTTTTGTAAAAATGCTATAATTATAGGAATATTTTTAAACAAATGGGTGTGGGTTGTATATGTTACAAGATAGTTTAGCATACACTATTGATATAGAAGCAGAAAAGGCTTTATTAGGTGCATTGGTTTTAGATAGTAGTATAATAAATGAAATAATAGGGATCCTCCCCAATGAAACATTTTTTTATGACCCGATTAATAAAATGATATATAAAACTATTATTGATATGTATACCCATAGTGAAAAAATTGACTTCATTACATTAATGAATCAAATTTCATCTGATTCTACAATGGATAAAATACAAATAAAAAATTATTTATTGGAAATAGTTCAAATAGTACCATCAATTGGTGCCAGCAAAAATTACGCAAATATAATTCGTGAAAAATCACAACTAAGGCAAATATTGGATCTATGTTCACAAGTCCCAAACTTTATTACACGTGGAGAAACACCTGAAAAAATTATAAGTAAACTCGATGATAAACTATATAAAATCCGCAATGGTAAAAGTATGGGGCATACAATATCAATACAGGATGCAATGATATCTAGTTTAGACACTACTAAATCAGAAAAAACAATAAAAACTGGTTTCACACTCCTTGATGAAACTATAAAAGGTATAAAATCAGAAGACTTAATTTTTATTGCGGCAAGGCCTGGAATGGGCAAAACAAGTTTAGCTCTTAGTATTTCTAATAATATTGCAAAAGATCATACTATTCTATTTTTTAGTTTAGAAATGTCAGCAGTTCAGATTGCTCAAAAAGTTTTAACAATGTCATCTGAAATAGAGCAAGAAAAAATTCAGATAAGCGCACTTACAGAGTTTGAACGTGAATTACTTACAAAATCATTAGATAATATTTCAGAATATAAGTTATTTTTAAACGATAAATCTGCGATTTCTCTTTCTGAAATTCGTGCAAAAATTAGAAGTGCACCAAATGTTGAATTGGTTATTATTGATTATCTACAATTAATACCGCCAATTGTTTCAAAATCAAATCGTGTACAAGAAATCTCTGAAATAACTAGAACTTTAAAATTAATGTCTATGGAGCTAGGGGTCCCGATCATATGTTTGTCACAGCTTTCAAGAGCAAGCGAACAAAGAGCGGACCACATACCGTTACTATCAGACCTCAGGGATTCTGGTTCAATCGAACAAGATGCAGATATTGTATTGATGCTATATAGACCATATTATTATGATAAATCAGATAAAGTTGACCCACAGGAAGCGCAGATTATTGTCGCTAAAAATAGACATGGTGTGACACGCAATATCAAACTTAAATGGGATGGTGATCATACTAAATTTGTGGATTACGAATTTTAAAAATTGATAGTTTTTGATTAACGCTCTATACTAATTTTAGCGTGATTTGGGTTGCACGGGTTCATTCCTTCAAATCTGACGGTCTGTCAGTGAAAGGAGGGGTGATTATGAGAGATAAGATTATTCAAATTTTGAATATCATCTTATTGATATTACAAATTCTGAGTTTCTTTAGAACTCATAAAAAAATCTACCGTGCTTACACCACGGTAGTAATTATAGTAACAATATAATGAACCCGTTCCCGAGTCACGCTATTATTATATCATATTATTCTAAAAAAATCTACCGTGCCACAAACACGGTTGTTATAACGATAAATATAAACTTATAACGATCCGTTAAACGAATCACGCTATTATTATACCATATTTTTCAAAAAAATCTACCGTGCTTCAATCACGGTAGTAATATTAAAAGTGAAAATATGAACCCATACCCAGGTCACGCTACTATTGTACCTCTTTTTTAATTTTTGTCAAGCAATTATAATTAAATGAGCAGGATGTCCGGAAGCGGCTAGTCACTCTCCAACATTGGAGGTGATTGAATGAATTGGAATTTAGTTTTATTATTCTTAATATTACTTTTAATATTTCTGATTACAAAAAAGTAACCGCTTCTTGTACAGTAAGTAAGCGGTCATAATAACTTCATTAATTAGGACTTGCCGTTTCTGTGCCGTCCTGCTACTATTGTACCTCTTTTTTAATTTTTGTCAAGGTTCATTATCATTTCAACTCGCTTCATCACTATAGGTTTTAAAGTATTAAAAAGGCGCTGCGTTTTTTTTATTTCGCGGCGCTCCCTTATTTCTTTTTGATGCTTTTCTCTATATTCTTTTTGTTGTTTTAATATCTTTTCACGATTATTTAAATAGTATTTATGTTTCCATTCTTTAAAATATAATTTGTGTGTTTTATAGTAATTCCGACGATATATGCGCTGGTATTCTTTGTATTTTTTACTTTTATGGTATAAACGGTTTGCCTTGCGCTTCTTTCTGTCATTAGTATCTAATACATATTCGTCAAGTTCCTCATAAGCCTCTATCTCATCATATTCTAAAATACAATCTTTAAATTTACAGTTAAAACAATCACCGTCACATTTCATTACCATAAAAACCACCAAAAAAATAAGTGCCATGTTTTGCACTTATTCGTCACCTAAATTGAGTCTATCATACTAAGTTTTTTATCTTTTAAAACACCTTTTTTTTAAAAAAACTTGTTGACATGTGCAGTATATTATATTAAAATAATAAATATTATAAAAAGTATTATTTTAGGTGGTGTTTGATGTGTAAAATAATATCAGTAGTCAATAATAAAGGGGGATGTGGGAAAACAACAACTACTATTTGCCTTGCGAATCAATTGCAAATATACGAGTTCGACGTTCTTGTTGTAGACACAGATTCACAATGTAATACAACAACTTTTTACGGTGCCAAAACTTACGATACTTACACAATGATGGATATTATGTGCGCTGATGTTAATGCAAATCTTTGTATTCAACATACTAGTGTTGGTGATATAATTCCATCAGATAAATGTCTCAAAAATGTTGATATTAAGATATTAGATGATTCTAATCGTTTGTTACATTTGAAACGTTCAATGGCAAATATTAACAAATATGATTATGTCATTATTGATACCCCACCACAACTCTCTATTATGACTTTAAATGCTTTAGCATCTTCCGATTTTATTTTGCTCCCTACAGATGAATCGGGGTGGTCGATAAATGGGATCTTTGAAATTCTCAATGTTGTTAAGTCAATCTCGAATACAGTCAACCCTTCTGTAAAATTGGCTGGGCTTTTGATTACAAAGGCACACCCTTATACACGTGTTTCTAAAGAAATATCGAATGCAATAAATAAGTTGCTCGCGCCCAAAGGTTTGAAAGCTTTTAATACTAAAATACGTGAATCAGTAGCTTGTCGTGAGGCTATATCTCTTAAAGCTGTACCTTTGGCCAAATTTGCTCCGAATTCTAATACTTGTGTTGATTATAAAAAATTTACTGATGAATTACTTGAGGTGATAAATGGCTAAAAATATATATGAAAATAAAATTATTAAAACGCCAAATTTTCAAGAAAATAAACAAAAAATTATTTCTGCTAAAGTTCATACGCATACTTGGAATAAATTTACACAAATTAATAAAGCACAAGGTATGACAAATAATAGTGCCCTAAATATGATTGTTAGCAAATATATAAGAGATAATAGTAATATATTATCAGAATTTAATTTAAGTGATTAAATCGGTTTTTCAAATACATTCAAATAGCCTGTTGTCGTAAGTATAAGCTCATGGTTGGAAGTTATAAGTTCTACTCGTGTCGCCCCATCTGAAACAATAAAATTTTCGCCATTATTAGTTAGGAAACGGTCACCATTGTTTGTAAGAAACGTATAAATTGAAGTTCCAATCCACGATTGATACATAAGCATCAATAAGCTCTCAATTGTGTTGATTTTTACGTAATAGTTAAGTGGCCTATCTGGGACTTGGGGCCAACCAGTTGAGTCAAAACATAATACCATATTTTTTAACTGGTTAATAATTCGGTCAGATTCCTCACCGCCAAATATATCAAGCATATTCCAATCTGTTTTATTTATATACGGAATATTTAATAATCTACTGAGTAATTCAAGGTCATTCTCAATCCTATTTAAATCTTTATAATTTAACGCGCCAATCATACCTGCTAAATATTCCGTTTTCTGTTGCTCACTTAAGTTTCTATATCCTATCGATTTGTATAATTCTAATTTATCAATATCAGCTTGCGTGCGGTTATAAATTGGATCTATCCAACCAGATGGTGCATTTTCATCTATAAAATACGAACCTGAAAACCCAATCCAAATTGTACCTAAGCCCCAATAAAATGCTGAAAGTCCATTATTCTGCTGTAAATTTATTTGTTTAGTATTGTCTTTTATTGTACATGTTAAATTACCAATTGTGCTTGCACCACAAAACATTTCCTGCATTGCTAAAGCTTGCCCGCCACACGAATCCGCACTTTTGTACGGCAACCCAAGTATTGAAGCATATCCAATGCCACCATTTGTGATATTTGCTTTAATATGGAATGTTATAAAACATATGTCATCAACTCGTTGATATGAACCATAATTGTATTCTACTGTATAAGTAGGGTTTACAATATTTTCTGGAATACCACTTTCGTCATCACGCCTGCACGAGAGAAATACTTGGAAATTACCTGTCTCTATCATTTTCATTACCTTTAATATTATTTTTTAATACTTTTCTACTATTATACTATTATCTCAGAATATTCTCAAGAAAAAAATTAACCTCCCGCATCTTAAAGGAGATTAATTTTGATTGTCGTTTTTGCTGGTATCTACCAGACATTTTGTATTTTAGTTAGTTCATATTCGTTTGTCAATAATTTATAATAGGTTTAGCGTAGTTCGTGATTGCGGGTTCATTTTTTCTCTATACCTTAATTTAAGGTAGGGAAGAGGTGATTGAATGTTCCAAATTATAAAAGATATATTAGATATTATCATAAAAATAATAATAATAATTTCTTTTATAAAAAAACGCCCGCGTCGCAGTCGTGGACGTAATAAAAGAAATTAATCTTTCTTGAAAAACGAGCCCGTAATGGACTACGCTCTTATTATATCACTTTATTTTAAAAAAGCAACCGCACTGTGAATGTGGTTGTTATAATAATAACTAAAAACGATTAATATAACGACCCGCAAACGAGTCACGCTATTATTGTATCACTTTAAAACTAAATGTCAATGTTTTATAATAAGATAAGCAGGATGTCCGGGGCGGTTGGTCACTCTCCTTTTAAAGGGGGTGATATAATGAGTCTGAATGATATTTTTATTATATCTCAGATTGTTGTTAACTCTTTATTTATAGTTAAAATAATTAAAGAATTAATAAAATAGCCGCTCCTCTATCAAAAGTTTGCGGTTATTTACACGTTTGCTTTGATTAGGACCAGCCGCTTTTGCGGTATCCTGCTATT